GCATTCAGGAAGCCCTTGTCCCAGGCGTTCCGCACACGTTCTGCGAACGGGTCGCCCTCAAGGAACTCAAAATCCACTTCGAGTTTCCCGCTGTCGTTGGTCATGCGGTTGGTGCGACCAATGGGCAGGCCACCGCTCTCGGTCTGGCCCTTCATATCGTGCGCCCAGAGGACAACGGGATTCCGCATATAGTTAGTTACCTCCAGACCATCAAGTGAGAGGTCTGGCCCTTGTCTGGCTCGCTCGTTGACGAAGATGGTGGCGCGGTAGCCAGAACCGTTAGGCGATTCCCGCCGCTCGATTACCACTTCCCTGGATTTAACGTGCTGTTCCTCCACGGCTCAACTCCTATAACGACAATCGCCCACATCCTCCACATCCAGCGGTGGCGCTGGATATCGAGAAGTGGGCGACTGCAAGGCGCACTAGATATTGGTTGATTTTTAAGAGTCTATTCGTTGTTCTTTCGGCTTGTCAAGTTGAACGACTGCGATGTGCTGGCGACCATGCACCCTTGAACGTATCTCTAACGTATCCTCGCCCACCTTCTGGGCCATAACTTGAGGATGGTCGGGGCAACAGGAGCAATAGACCGTATGCGTCGGCACATCGCGTTCTGTCATCTCTAGCCCCTCTTGACGCTCTTCGGTTCTATCCAGGTCGAGGGGGCTTCGGGATGGAACGTCAACCTGACCATCGTGTCGCTGAGTTGCCCAACGAAGTCGGGGTCAGATGCCTTGAACTCCGTGTCAATGTAACTGTAAATGTCTCCATTCTCCCCATATTCCGATGTCTGCCCGACGACAATTCCGTCTGCCTTGACAGCGCTTAAAAATCGCTCAACCTCTCCGTCCGTCGTCGTATAATCCCAGTCTTCCGGCGTCCAACTAATGGCCCCCACATTCCGAGGCTCTTCCCCTGGCTTCACTTGGGTAATGTTGAAATCAGTCATACCGCTCCCTTCTGTTTGATATGTATGTTGAGGCCCACGACCTTGGCTTCACATATCCCATCTGAAGCCCCTGTGGCAACGATGCGGTGCCTGAATATCCTGGCACTGTTTCCAGAGGCACAGCTTCCGGCTTGAGGAAGTATCGCCGCATGATGCTTAACATCTCAGGGTCAATTGCCTTGAGTTGGTCAGGGTTAGTAATGGCAAACTTGAAGTTCTCAGCCATGAATTCCCGCACGTTCTTGGTAGAATATTTCGTAATGGCGAGTCTGCCCTTATTCTTCACTTTCCAAAATATCTCTTCCACTTCATTCTCAAATTGTTGCGCTTTGGCCTTTCCAAACCACTCTACCATGCGCTTGTCAAAGGTTAGCTGGTGTCCAAACTCATGATGAGCCGCCCAATAAGCGTCTTTCTGAGCCACCCAAGTGCGGTCTTGAAGGCGAGAGAAAACCCCAGATGCCCGTTGCTTCCCACGATTAAGGTTTTGGTGATTAGCCCTCACCACTGACATGCGCCGACCCTCATCCGTAAACAGGGTCTTCATCTTCTGCGCTATGTCAGGCTTTAGGCTTCGGGCAGTTTGCCGCAATGCCTGTTGAGTCGCCAGCATTGCCTTCGGATTCACGCCAGGACTTCTCGCCAACTCTGGCAACCACTCGTCAATGGTCTGCCCTTGCGGCACCTCGGCGGTGACGCCCCCGACGTCTCCGACCTCTTCCCGCTCTTCCCTCGGCTCTTCCTTCGGCTCTTCCTCTTCGGGCAGAAGCACACAGCGGCAGTTCACATTCTCCCGTGCTTGAGACCCCTGGCCTGGGGCTTCCATCTTGTCGGAGCCGACCTCGAACAGTTCGCCCGTTCTGCGAACCTGACCGCTGGCCTCTCGGTGGCTGTCCCGCTCCCGCCCGTCTATGGCAGTGAACCACCGCTTCCAGGGAATCTCAGCTTGGTCGAACGACTCAAGCGCTCCCTGGCCTTGGGCCACCGTCATTTCGGTGCGAGCAACCCGCTCGGAGCGCGTAACTGTTTGGAACTCTCGGAACTCTCTCAGGTTCTTGGCTATCTCGTCAGTGCCGAGGCCCGCCTTGCGCCCGTCCGCAAGCACCTTGAACAGCTTCTTCTCCGTCCCGTCGTTGATGTTGTTAGCCCACCACCTTGAGCGGTTCTCTATCCAACCCGTGATAGGGCTGGCTGTCATATCGAACGCCAGCCCAAGGTTATGCTCTTGAATCTGGGTCTCTGCGCCAGTAAGGACGCCAATAGTTAGATGCTTGCGAATGAGAGCGGTGAACTCTGGCAACCATGCCACCGGACGGAAGATGCCCTGCCGTTCAGCCACGGCAACCGAGCCGTTGAGTTGACCGATAACGGTACCTCGGCCCAGCATCTCGGCCTCGGCTTCAAACTCACGAATGAACTGGTTGGCCTGTTTCCTCAGAAGCGTCGATAGTTCGCGTCGAAAGGAATTTTCAAGCTGTTCACTCTTCACTTTCTGGGCCACTTCAACCGCCCGCCCCCGCCGCTTCCAATCGTCGCCAACCGCTGGACTGTTACGCCCTCCCCCAGGGTCTTCAGGCGGCTCGTCTTCCGGCTCTTCCGCTGAAGGTATGCGAGTGCTTGCCGCGCCTTCTGCCATAGACATGGCGGGCGGGGCTGAGCCAGGAGCCGTAGCGGGCGGCTTGTCGCCCCACTCCACTGGCTCCAGGCCCATGCCCACGCGCACCTCGTTGATGGTTAGAACGCCCGCCGTTATAGCGGCGAGCGTTGGGTAGCTGATTACGTTCTCGGTAGCCTCCAGGCCCATATCGGCCCTGACCTCGTTGACGGTCATGACGCCAGCGCCGAGGTAGATATTCCGGCGGGCGGCTTTGCCGTCCTCATCTTCCTGAAGTGCTGGGACATCTGAAGTGTCGAACCGAACCACCAGCCCTTCTTCCTGGTAGAGCGGCACCAGCATCTCGGTGAGTTCTTCTTCATAAAACCGAAGTTGTGGGATGATGCAATCCTCCCAGAACGAATGCCGCGCCGTCATGATGTTGGCGTATGTGGCTCGGCTCAGGTCATGAAGCATCGGCATCGGGACGTTGTACACGCGGGCCACATCCTCGACGCTCCAGCGCATCGACTCCAGAGCCATCATATCCTTCGGGCTGAAGCCGAGATTAGAAGCAGTCATGCCCTCTGCCAGAATAGCCGGACGGCGGCTCTTCTCTGGCCCTTTGAAGCGGTATTCCCAGCGGTCATAGAACGACATCACCTCGTCGTCTGTCGGCGTGTCGGCTACGCTGATAATCATGCCAGGACTCGCGTCGTTGGCGAGGGCGAAGCGGTTGCCCGCCAGCGCATCCATGCCCATATCCACCGAGAGCCTGACTGGAGCGATGGGCGAGAGGCCGCTGTACTCATCCAGCGGGTTGAAGTAGCGGAACCAGATAATCTCGTCAGGGGTGAACGCAACTTTGTCATTCCCACTGCCGTAGACGAAGCCCCTAATGTAGTCCTTGGCATCCGGCAGAATCTTCATCTTGTCGGGCCTGAGAGGCCATATCTCAGTTATCTCGCTACCCTCACGGCTCAACGCCCAGTAGGCCGAACCCCAGAGGCCAAGATAGGTCTCCGTCGCCCGCCAGAGGTCGCCCCGCGTCCACCAGTTGTTGACCCGTAGAAGCAACCGCTGGAGCGGGTGGGACGGGTCTACCTGTTCCAGCCCCTCGGCTGTCTGTTTGTAGACGTAGCACGGGACGCTGGCGATGGCTTCCTGTCTCAGCTTGATGGCGGCATAGACCGAGACAGATGCGGGGTAGTAATCGCCATAGGTGGGCTTTGCCCATGCGTCACCGACGCCCCACTGGCGATTGAGTCGGTCATAGTTGGCACCTGTGACAGGGTTAGCCCGCTCTCGGCCCCTGAGAGCGTCCCAGGCCGTTCCTATGTTGGTTCTTATACCCATACTTTGAACGCTCCTCCTCGACGGGTGGCGAAAGTCATAGCCAGCGCGTCAGCCTCGTCGGGCGATTGTGCCATCTTGTCCTTGGACTGCATCATCAACCTTTTGTCCGACTGAATGGTATATCTGCGAGACGCTAACTGTCCAATCAATCCGTTGTCGTTGGGCAGTTTCCCAGCATCCAGCACCCAATCCCGCATGGCCCACCAAACCTCGGTCACGCGGTTGGCGAATCTCGCATTCTGCCGCGCCTTCTCCCCGCCCTTGAAAGCGACTATCCTGGTGTTCCCAAGCCCGACCTCTCGCAGGCGGTCAGTGACCCCGCCGCCGAGGCCCGTGTCATCCACCACCACCACATCGACCTTATTGTCATCGCAGTATCTGCCAACCC